ACAATACAAATAAAAATCTTACTTGGATTGAGGAAATTGAATTGTTAGATTATCCAAAAGAATTAAAAAATGATTTTGTTGAATATTGGAGTGAAATGTCTAAAAGTGGAAAGACACGTCAATCAATGCAAAAAACTTGGTGTTCAAAAAGGAGAATGAAAACTTGGGCTAAAAATTCTAAAAAATGGGATAATCAAAAACCAAAAAACAAATTAAACAGTTCAATGGAAAATTACATGACAGCAAGAAAACAATTAATGGGATTATGAAAATAAAAGAAATCGAAAAAAAAGAATTATTGATTTTGTGTAATGACTTATTGTTTAAAACAATAATTGAATTAGGACAAAACAAAGACGCAAACTGGTTTCTTGTAATGAGTAATAGTTTAGCAAATGATTTGATTGAAGACTTTCCAAATTTAGACTTTCAAGATATTATTATGAGTTTTCGTCAGGGAGTTCGTGCAGACGAAGCAAAGTTTGTTGTTAATGTCCAAACGTATTACTCATGGATTAAACAACACAGACAATTAATATGGGATAATGAAAGTAAAGAACCCGAAAGAGTTGACAAACGTTTGAAATATAGAAGTAGGAAAAACACAGGACTTATTGGAATTAAAAAATTACTTCAATGATAAACAACAAATCCGGATCCGGACACAAAATGGACGATTTACAACCAGGAGAATTAGTTTTAGCAAACGTTTCTTTCAAATATAAAGTAATAACACGAACAACAAGAGGTTTTAAAGAAGTCACAAAAGACATGAACGAAATGGTTTTTTCAAGACAATATGTTTCAACATATCCAAAACTTGAAAAAGAAACTGATTATTTGATTTTGTCTAAACTTTCAGGAAGTAAAATCACAAAACGTAATCACAAAGTCAATGAAATATATGATGTTGAAGTTGTTAAGATGGACGTAATTGTTAGAACAGGTTTCATAAACAAAAGATAAAATGAGAAACAGACAACCAGAATTATTATTACAAATAGCCGTTGTTAATTGGTTGAAACTTCAATTTCCTGAAATCAGATATTGTGCTTCAGCTGGGGGAATGAGAACTTCTTTGAGTGTTGCAAAGAAAATGAAAGCAAGTGGATATGTCAAAGGATTTCCAGATTTATTTTTGTATCACCCAACAATGAAACACAATGGAATGGCAATCGAGTTGAAAGCAAACAAAAAAAGTTATGCCACAAAAGAACAAAAACAATGGATTAAAGACTTAAACGACAGAGGATATTATGCTATTGTGAGTAAAAGTTTTGAGGAAACCATTGATGCTATCACAAATTATTTGAATGAAAATGTTTGATTATATCTAGCAAACAAAAAAAAAGTAAAAAAAAGTTTCATTTTGTGTTCTTTATATGAAAAAAAGTTTTATTTTTACAAAAGATTTGAGACACAAAGTTTCAGACAAAACAAAAAAACCAAACAAAAATGAAAAAAACAAATCAATCAATCGCAGGAACTTCTTTCCAAAACGTAACAATCGACATCACACCAGAAACTTTATTAGCAGTAGCAGACCACTTACAAGCAGATTACTTTGAATGTAATGATGGTCAAGACAAATCAAACTTTGAATTCATGTTTGAAACATCAGAGGGAGAAGTTTTCACAGTTTATGACTGGAAATATGGTCACGAATTAATTATGAATGAAAGAATTACTTTCAACATAGGTTCAAAAGACAGAGTAGGAGCATTAAGAGGAAAAGAAGAACTTAAAAAATTAGTTGTTGAAATCCAAGGAGACGCTGTTCTTGACAGATATTCTAAATTAAACCCAGAAACAAAAGAATGGTTAGACAAAGTATCGAAAGACTTTAACATGACAATAATCTAAAATAAAAATAACTATCAACGCCCTGGCATGAAAATGTCGGGGTTTTTTGGTAAAAAACAAAAAAATCAAACAACTATGAAAACAAAAACAATTAAACGAAATCGTTACAAGTGTCCAGAGACACGAACAGTAATTGACAGAAAACAAGTATTAAAACATTTAAGTTCTGAAAAATTAGAATTTGAATTAAACGAAGACAGAGGAGTTGTAACGTTAAACGATTACAGCGAATTCAATGAGGAACGTTGTGTCATATTAGAGTTGACTGTTGACTTCTTTAACAAAGACACTTATTATCAACCAAGATGGAGCAACGGAGACCCAACCGATGTTTTGTGTTATGAAAATTTTAATATTTGTGAATTACATAAACTTGATTTTGATTGGCGAGACGAATGGGATATTTCAGACATTCACGAAGTGTTTTCAAAAAACATTGATGACATCGAAATAATAATTGACTAATCCGGATCCGGACAACAAAAAAAAGAAATCATGAAAACAGAAAAATTTATCGTTAGTAGTTATGAAAACAACATTGATGTTAATGTCAATGGTGAATACGAGTATATTAAAACGTTAACAGAAAACTCCAAAAACAAAGAACTTCAAAAAATAGATTGGTCAAAGTGTGAGTTAGTGGACACACATTTTGAAATCGAAGCAGAGTGGTTGTTTACTATTGAAATGAGGAGTTGGGGAGTTAAGACGTTAAGTGCTTACGGCACAGCAATAGCAATAAAGTCACTTCAAATAGATTATATTGACCAGGACGGAAACGACAAAGAAGTCAATCTTTATTGGACAGATGGACACTTTCCAAACTCATATTTTGATGACAATGACTTTGAAATTGAGACAGAAGGAGGAGAGGAAGGTCAATACAGACTTACTGAAATAACGATTGACTTTGATGACAAAACAATAATCACAAATTTTAACTAAACAAAAAAAACAAAAACATGGAAACAAACATTGAAACAATTAAAAATCGAATAAGTAAAGAACAATTCGATAGTTATGAAGACACACGTTTAAGTGGGTGCTATAATATGTTTAGCAGACAAGCAAGAGACGAAACGGGATTGTCAAAAGACGATTACATTTTTGTCATGAAACACTACAACACACTTGTTAAACTCTACACAAAACCCACGTTATGATGTATAAAAAAAAGAAGTTAAAAAAATACGTTTGTGTTTATTACGGCTGGATTACAGGATATGGAGATTGGGACATTGATGATTTCGTTTTAATGGCATACGACAAAGACGAAGCAAGACAGAAAGTCAAAGAACGTCTTCAAACTGTATTGACAAAGGGAGAACCAACTGTAATATTAAAATCAACGTTTGACAAGAAAATGAAATTAATTCAAGATAATTCGTTAATTGACAAAGACATTAAAAAATTAAAAACAAAACCAAATAATAATTAAACTCAAATAAAATGGCAAAAGACAAAAACAAATCCGGATCCGCAGACTTATCAGCAAAAGACCATTGTTTCAAAGTGATTGAAGCAATATGGTCGTGTAAAGACAATGAACAAAAAAAAGGTTGTTACAATATGTTAGAAACATACAAACAAAGACATGGTGACGAAAACGTAGGTGTGACTTTTATTGAAATTGAATTGAGACGATTAGAAGCATTAATAATTAAAATGGAAGAAAGACAAAAAAGACAACAAGAGTTATTAGCAAAAAGAGAAGAGGAAGTCAAGAAAGAAGCAAACGAAAGAGCACAAAAAGAGAAAGACGAAAAAGTTATTTCAATAAATTCGAAACAAAATAAAAAACAATAAGTATTTTTGACGCTTGTTTCCGTTGTGGGTGAAAATCCATAATTGGTTTTTTTGGAGAGGGCAATTTTCCTGAAGTTTCGGGAGAGTTGTCCTTTTTTTTTGTATTATTGCCAAATGACAAAACACTCAAAATATTATTATGAGACTGACAGAAACATGCCTTACAGTCCTAGAGGTTTAGACGATTATTTGGAGAAAACGTCGGAAATCGACCCGTATGAGACGACAGACACAAAACAAACACACAAACCTTATGACAAAGTAATAACGTTAAAAGTATCACAAGAAACATTTGAAGCATGGGAATTATTAAAAGAGAATTGGGGAGATGTAATAGGATATGACAATGATAGCAAGATATTTGAATTCGCAATAATAGAAGCGTTAAACGTTCCAATAGCAAGTCTCGGAGGTTTCACAATGTAATGTTAAAAACAAATTGTATTGAGTGAAAGAAACATTTAGTTATTTCAGTATAATTGTAAAAACAAAATTGATATGAAAATAAAGCAAAAAAAGGCACCTATAAAAAAGGAACAAAAGAGAACGACAATCACAAAAGACGTATTATTGAAACACTTGGAGCAGAATATGGGGAACGTCACATTAGCATGCCACTTTGCACAATGTAATCGTTCAACATATTACAGATGGATAAAAGAAGACAATCAGTTTAAACAAAGTGTTGACGATATACAAGAAGCAGCACTTGACATCTGTGAAGCAGAAATGTGGAAACTAATCAAAGACGGGAACGTTCCAACTATATTGTTTTACTTAAAGACAAAAGGGAAAAAACGTGGTTATATTGAACGTCAAGAAATCACAGGTTCAGACGGCAACCCGTTAGTTTGGAAAGAAACAAAGACTTACGAAAACGAACAATAATCAGTTTAAGTTTTAGACTAACAGATTGTAAGATTAGGTATTCTTTCAGCTGATTATTAATCCGGATCCGGAATTCAATATGGAACTATCAAAAAAACAAACAGAAGCAATCGACATATTAGAAGACAAAACAACAAACGTTTTACTTTATGGAGGAGGAGCGGGTGGTGGCAAGTCAATGTTGGGAGTTTATTGGATATTGAAATCAGCATTGAAGTATCACAACACACGTTGGGTAATTGGACGTTCAAGATTAAAGACATTGAAAGAAACAACACTTCAATCATTCTTTGAAGTTTGTAACATTCAGGGATTACAAGCAAACATTGATTACAATTACAATGAAACAAAATCATTAATCACATTGAATTACTCAAAGTCTGAAATATTATTGAAAGACTTGTTTCGTATGCCGTCAGACCCAAACTTTGACGGACTTGGCAGTTTGGAAATCACAGGTTGTTTCATTGATGAGTGTGCAGAAATAACTCCAATTGCATACAACATTTTACAATCACGAATTCGTTATCGATTAGACGAAAACAATATTATTCCAAAAGTTTTAATGACTTGTAATCCGTCAGTTGGGTGGATTTACACACAGTTTTACAAGAAGTTCAAACAAAACGCACTTCCTGAAAACCAGCGTTTCATTCAAAGTTTAGTGACAGACAATCCACATATTTCAAAACATTATATTGAACAATTAAAACAAACTGATATGTTAACTCAAAGACGTTTGTTATATGGTGATTGGGAATATTCTGATGACGCAACAAGACTGTTTGATGTTGACACGTTAAACGATATGTTCACAAATGACTTTGTCCCAGCTGGGAAACGATGCATGTCAGTTGATGTTGCAAGATTTGGACGTGATAAGAGTGTTGTGTGTGTGTGGTCAGGTTTTAGAATTGAGAAAATCTTTACATGGGATAAAAACTCTTTAACTGAATTAGCAAACAACGTAAAAGAAATAGCAGAGAATTGGCAAGTTTCACGTTCACATATTGTTGTCGATAGTGATGGAGTTGGAGGAGCAATTGCAGATATATTGATTGGAATTAAATCTTTTGTGAATAATAGTCGAGCATTGAAAAATGAGAATTACAAAAATTTAAAGTCACAATGTTATTACAAGTTTAGTGAAAGAGTTAAACGTGGTGAAGTTTATATTAACGTGAGTGATAGCAGTTTGAGACAAGAAATTATTTCAGAGTTTGAAGTTTGTAAACAACATGATATTGACAAAGACAATAAACTTTCAATAACACCAAAAGACCAGATAAAAACAATGTTGGGACGTTCACCTGATATTTCAGACGCAATTATCATGAGGGAGTTTTTAGAATTAAACAAGTCATCAATCGTTTATTTTAAGTGATGTTGCGAAAGAAACCACGAAACCAAAACAAAGTTTAATATTACTTTTGTGAAATTATGGGAAAATTAATTACATTGAATAAGAAACACGAAACTCATTTGACAGAATACATGAAACGTGTTGATGGTTTTATCTATGAAGTAACAGAAAACCAACCAATCGAAAAATGGAGAATGTTTTCACCATTAAAAACAGAAGCAATAAGACTACACAATGAGTTAGGAAAAGCGACAATGAAAGGAGAAATCAATCCACTAGGAATAGCAGAATGGGTGTTTATGTTGCCAAATTTCCTTTTGTTTGGTTCGTTAGGATTTGCTTCAGCATTAAAAACACCTGACAACGTGAGTGAAATAAATATTTTAATTGAACAACTTTATGTTGATATGTCAAACACGATTATTGAGTTAGACACGATGTTAGTTGAGAAAGAAGCAAAAGAAAATAGAAAAAAAACTAAACTGAAAACAAATAACAAATCCGGATCCGGAAATAAAAACAAAAAAACAAAATGATTAATTTAAAAATTGGAGACAAAAAAGTGGAATTGCCAAATGATTGGAGTGAAATCACGATTGAGAATTATGCGAGACTTTTAGAAATTTATGCAAGACATAATTGTTTAAATAAAGACGAACAAGAAAGTGACGAACAGTTTAACGCAGACAACGTTAAAGCAAATATGGAAGCATTAGCATTTTTAACAAAAGTTGATATTGAAACAATTAAAAAATGTAAGTCAAGCGAAGTGAATAACGTGTTAGGATATATGACTAAATTTTTAAGTGAAGTTGACGAAAAAACTTTTGAAGAAGTTGACGACAAAAAACTTTCATTTACTTTCAAAAACAAAACTTACTTTTACCCAGAGTTTAAATTCAAAGACACAACATTTGGAGACTACATTGAAGCAGCTCAATTAAACAACTTGATTGATAAACAAAAGGGAGGTAGGTTTGCAGTTTTACCAGAACAAATCGCAATATTATGTAAAGAAGTTGACGAACAAAGTTATGATGA